GTTGTATGGATTAGCTAAAGTCCCATCACCGTCTGTTGCCTTTGACGGGTCTATGTATATTTTATTTTCGTAAGCTGTAAGTTTAAAACCAACCCCATCACTGTTAAATACAGAACCATCATTCCTAAAAAGAACATCATCAACCCAGTCAGCGGGGGTTAATAAGTCGATTTCAGCTTGAGTATATGTTTTTATCTTTCCATTTATAGTCGTTCTAGCTAAACCAGTAATAGTGCATTGGTCTATATTTGTTGCAGTGGCGTATAACCCTGCAAAATTTATACTCATATCTCCTGCTATAAGACTAGAGATATTATCCATACTAGTGTGTTCACCAAACACCTGGTCTATGTCATAGACATTGGCATCTGTAACGCCTGCAGTTTTAGATATGTTGCGAACGCTTGTGTATCTACAACGCCTTAATGCAGCCCCTCTGCTAAGCTTAATCAAAGGTGCAGAAATTGTGAAACCATCTTTTGTGAGGTCGTAAAATGATATGTTTTCTATAGTAGAGTTATGACAACTGTATAAATGCACAGCACCAGCGACAGTTTTTTCAAACCCCCCTGTTATAATATTTCCATACTGATAACTTGCACCTTCACAGCCGATATGAATAAATGGCTGAACAGGTCTAACAGAATTAGTGTTTGTTTCATATCTCTTAATATCAAATATATTATTGCTATGAGTATTTTTATCACCAGATAAAACAATAGCAGGTGTGGTACCTGATAAGGGGTGGTACCAGGTATTGCCAGTAAACTCAACAAAGTACATATTAGTACTTACGTTATTAAGGTAATCAGAGTCTAATATTCTGGATTCTGCATTTTTGTGTATCAATCTGTGCACATGAATACTTGAGTCACTTAAAGCGCCAGTAACTTCAAACGTGTGACCAGCTCCAATGTAAGAGTCTATTATACCTATATCCATTTCTAGGTTCTTGACACTAGAGATAGTGAACAAAGGAAGCCCTGTAGATACATTTCTCAAAGTGGCGTATTTCGCATCTATAAAAATGTTATCTACATCTATTGAAATGCTATTTACTAGATAATCGCCTGCCGATTGTGGGAAATACACAACCACATTTCTAAAAGCTTTAGTCGCTGTGATGGCTGCTTGCACAGCTGTTGTATCATCTGTAACCCCATCCCCCACTGCACCGTAATCTTTTACATTTATGACGGTTTTTTTACTACTAAAACTAACCCCATCATTCAATGCTAACCTTTTCATACTAAGCCTCCACAGAAACAAAAGAAGAAGCACCTATAGATTTAACCTCAGCGTACACTTTTGGTTTATACAATCTAATATCAGGATAAACAACACCAGACGCGGTGAATGTCTGTAAAGGTATCTTCATGTTCCCTGCAAGTATGCCTACTTCTACTGTTGCTGTTCCTTCAATACCTACAGCTACAAAAGAAAGTTCAGGTATTTGTTTACTGTGATATGTTGTTTGATCTGTATTGTTTATTAAAGTTAAAGACATTAAATATTCCTGTTGTTATTTGTGGTTTTTAGTTTCTCTGTTAAGTTATTAACTGGCTGCTTACCAAAAATTAAATCATAGTTATCACGATAAGAAGGTGTCGTTGGTTTCGTCTTGATCTTATCGCCTGTTATATTGTTTGTAGTGGTCATTTTAGTATCTGTTTCTTATCATAAGATCTATAAGCACCTAAACCAAGTAGACCAAATAGTAATGTCATTAAGTCAGTCATTTCTAGCGAAGGTAACTCAGGTATAGTATCTACAGGATAATTAGTTACTACAACAGCTAGTGACATAACGAAAATAAGCATAGGTTTACCTATGGCTGTGTAGAACAGACCTGCAACACAAGACCAACCAGCAGCAGGTCTCCATCCTGATTTAAACAAACTATCTGCTTTTGCTTCTTCTCTGTTTACTTTGTTCTGTGCTACGTCAGATGACACAAGTGCTTCAAGCTCTTTCTGGTTCATCATCATTAACTCTGAACGAGCTTTAGCTTTAGCAGCTGGGTCATCTATGAACTTATTAATGATTGATAAACCAGTCTCTATTAAACTAGCTATTCCTCCCATTATAGTTCCTCGATGTGTTCCACTTGTCCAATGCCATTGTTATGTATATAGTCTCTAACAGTTAAAGCACTATCAGCTTCTACCACACACGTAGTTATTGTTAATGTTTCGTCTGTTTCTGAGCTATAAACTAATAAGTAATCTTTCATAATAAAATAATAATAAGTATTAAAAATAGACACTACTTTAAGTAGACCTTAAGTATTACTTAAAGTATTACTTAAAGTAGTATCCTATATATTGTATCCTTCACCCTGAGGTGTACAGATTTAATCTTGTATCCAATTCAATGACTTAGAAGAGCCACCAAAAGCACTCTCCCTAAACTTCTCAAGATCTAAGTCTCTTAGATGTTCCCTGTGCTCCTCCAAGGCATCATCCATATCTCTAGCCATGTGTTCAACCCAGTAGGCAACTGCCATAGCAAGCACGTCTAACCTGTCATCATGCCTCAGTGAGTCTCTGTCTCTAGTTACCCTAGACATTTGATAAAACAACTGCATGTTTACATCTTTATCGGCTGCATAATCTTGACGTATCACCTCTTTGTTTACTACAAGTCGGTGTTGGTTCATAATAGGCTCTAGTGTGTCTATTATGCGTCTTTCTTTCTGCGTGTTATGACGTATTTCTTCGACTGCACATTTATGGATACGATTTAAGAACGGCATTAATAACTTAGTAAACATACCATCACCGAAGTTACTTTCAACGACTATCTGGTTGACACCTTGTCTCTTAGCCGCCTCCGCAAAACCTGTTAGTGTTGTATCAGAGTAACCGTCAGTAAATCCTCCTACCTCCATAAGAAACAAGCGACCATGTAATATTTTAACAATAGCATAGGTTGACTCGTCAGAGCCACGACCTGAAGGGTCAATAGCCATTGTAGAACCAGTAAAATCCTGCCAGTCCTTATCTATGTATAAAGGTTTATAATAAGCATCACCTACCAGTCCTACACATTGTATCCCTGGGTCATCTTTAATGATTTGATCAGGACCTGAAGCCCAAGCTAAACTTACAGGTGCTTTATCACCTGCTAAGTCCATACAAATAAGATCACCTAGTTTCAACGGGTGTCTATCTGCATCACTTAGTGCTGTATCTAACATAAACTGTAAGGCGAAACCAGAACGACCGTAGCTTGCCTCACGTTCAATTAAATCAAAATCACTGAAACGGAGTTGGTCAGTAGGTGAACCAGGAGGTAAGCCTAGGTTCTTAATATAATGTGCTAACCGTCCTTCATACTTAGAGTAATCTTCAGGAACTCTACCAGGCCATATACATATCTCATAACCACGTTCAGGTAAATTATTATAAATAGACATTTCTGTCTGTGGTGTCCCAAGGTAAATAATCCTTGAGTCAGGTTTAGGTGTCAACACCGCGTCAAATTCCTTAATCGCTTCTGATAAGCGGTCACGCATTAACTGTGTTAACGAGTTCTTAGGAGTTTCAATGTCATCAGGGATAATAAGGTCAGCACGGCTACCTGCAATCTGACCTGTGATACCTACAGATTTAACTGAAGGTGCATGTGCAGCATCAGCAGGCCCTACGTCAAAGGCAAGGTTTGAGTCGCGTTGTCCGTTCTTAGCGCGTAGGTGTTGTAATAAAGGCATTTCATTAATAAGACGCTTAGTGAACGTGGTAAAGGCATCAGCACGTTCCTTACTAGCGGATACAACCAGTATCTTCTTCTGAGGGTCTACCAGTAATACCCATAGTACAAAGGCTGAGGTTATCCATGATTTACCCACCCCTCGGAACGCCTCGATCACACAACGCTTAGGTCCATGTTGCAGGTATTCTGCTATATCAAATTGTATGGGTGTAGGTTCAGGTAGGTTAAGATGTTGCCATACGATAAACAGAAAGTTCCTAAAATCAGTTAGTATAATGTTTTTATTAGGCATAAGCCCCCATATAAGCTCCCTAAGCAGCGATAAATGCTAGACAATGTAGTTACATAGGTTTTACATTATCGTTGCTTAGAGAGTGTTTTAGTTATAGTTTGATAGTTCACTATCCGTAGGGAAAGGTAATACACCAGTTAAAGCCTCTAACGGATTACCATTAGCTTCTACTGCTTCTATACCATTATCCTTTAGAAATTTTATAACCTGAGCTAAAAGAGCAGGGGGGATAGGTTCATTTTCTCGTTGGTAACGTTTAACTTCATCTGATAACGAGGAGGCGAGTAAGGCGTGTAACTCACCAAGTGCATCAACCGAT